AAACGGTATTATGCAGCGTAATCGTCGTATTGGAACATCCTTAACTGGCATTGCATCTTTTGCAGATACAAAAGGTATGCCAACTGTTCGTGATTGGATGGACGAAGGGTATAAGAAAATTAGACAGTATGATCATTCATATTCAGAATGGCTATGTGTACGTGAATCAATTCGTGTAACTACCGTAAAACCTTCAGGATCTGTTTCATTACTTTCTGGCGCAACACCAGGAGTTCATTGGGGTCCAGGAGGATCTTTCTATCTTCGTGCTATAAGGTTTGGCAATACAGACCCAATGGTACATTTATTTAAAGCAGCAGGGTATAAAATTGAAGATGACCTTGTATCAGCAAATACGTCAGTAGTATATTTCCCAGTAGCATCTGGACATCCTCGTTCTGAAAAAGATGTAAGTCTTTTTGAAAAAATTGGTTTGGCTGCTACCGCTCAAAAGTATTGGTCTGACAATGGGGTGTCTGTAACTCTATCATTTGATAAAGAATCTGAAAGCAAACATATTGCTCCAGCATTACATATGTATGAGGGTCAATTAAAGGCAGTTTCATTTTTACCTATGGGTAATCAAACTTATCCACAGCAACCATATACCAATATCACAAGAGAAGAATATAATTCTTATGTGGGTAAAATTGGTAAAATTGATTGGTCTGCTATTTATGATGGTAAGGATAATCTTGACGCAGAGTCTGAAAAATACTGTTCAACAGACGCTTGCGAAATCAAATTATACTAGTCTTCATCCTGCTATAATAAGAGGATAGGAGAACTATGTCTAACCCATCCAATTTATATGCAGAGAAAATATTTGCAGAGCACCCTCTAGCATTATGGGCATTAGATGGAGCAGTTGACTATATAAACTTAATAGATTCAGATTATCAGGATATTAATGAATCTTGGACGGTAACTGGAGGATCTGCATCTTTAGAAACATTAGATGTAGATGCACCATTTCCAAATATAGAAGTAAATAAGTTAGAAGGCGATGTCCCACCATCTGGCACTTCGGATATTATTTGTATTAGTCCAGATTTAATAAATTTTGTAGATTTAAATGCAAGCCTTGGCACATTTTGCGTTGGTAGTCATATTTATATTGATAGCGAATATGTAAAGTCTGTTGCTATTGGATTTGAATATACAGATACAACAACCTCAACAATAGTCCAAAAATTAAAAACTTATGAAATTGAAACAGGCAACACAGACTCCTGGATATTTGTTTCTCAGACATCTGAAATTGAAAGTGAAAACACAAACCTCAGAGCGGTAGTAAAAATAACATCCTATACTGGCGGATCTATACCATCTGATTATTTATATTACGTTAATGGTATTACCGTTGGTCAATGGTCAGAAGAGTTTAATGCTCAGTCACTTGGTCTTACTCCAATTAGCATGCCAGCAAATATTGCTTTAGAATCAGAACAAGTTGTAGCATCTCCAGCATATGGAATATCTGGTGATTTAGCATATTACATTGTTTCAGATAATAAACTTCTTGCAAAAAATACAAGTATTCCATTAGTATATGGTGCATCAAATGTAACAACACTTAAACCAAATCCCAATGGTGAACCATCACTGATTATTCCAGGAAAAGGATTTTTAAATAAAGTTGGTCAGCATAAAGAATATACAATAGAATTTTGGACAAGAATAAACTCAGATTCAAGTGTTTCAAGAAAAATTTTTGGTCCAATAGCATCCAATGACGGCTTATATGTTGATAATGGATTTTTAACTTTAGTAATTGGTAAAACCTTTTCATCTCATTTTGTTGGAGAATGGTTTAGACCAATGCTTATTCAAATTAGGTTAATTAGAAATGCTGCAACATTAATATTAAACGGTGAAGAGGTAGCATCTTTAATTATAGAAACGGATAATTTAGATCTTCCAGAAGAGTATGATGAATATAATAAAAATCAAGATTGGCTTGGATTTTATTCATATTCAAATATTACCCCAATAGATATTGACTGTATAGCGATTTATTCTTATCAAGTTCCATTAACAGTTGCTAAACGTAGGTGGGTTTATGGTCAAGGAGTTATTTCTCCAGAAGGAATTAACTCTGCATATGGCGGTGTTTCTGCTTTCATTGATTATCCATTTGCAGACTATACGGCGAACTATACTTATCCAGATTTTGCTGAATGGCAACAAGGATCTTTTGATAATTTATCTACAACAACCAAAGTTTTAAGAACTCCAGAATACCAACTTCCAACAATTTATTTAGATGATAAAACAATTGAAGATCTATATACTGATAATCAAACAATACAGAGTTCAGAGTCTGGTCCAGTAAATGATTACAAATTTGTTACATTTAGACCAAATAATTCTTGGAACAGCAAAACTTGTTATTTTAACTTTAATAATTTTAATCTTTTAAATAGTCAAGTAGACGCATTTTACGGTGTTTTTAGTAATCATAATCTAGATTCTGAACAAATACTATTTAAAATATACAATAATTTAAATAGCAATTATTTTTTAATTAAACAGGCTAATAATACTATTTCTTATATTTTAAACTATAACAATACTCAAGAAGAAATTTATACCTCTGAAACAATTGAAAGTCATCAATTATTCTCTGTTGGTATTAAGATTGATGCTTTAGTAGACACATATGGTGGAAACATTGCAGCATTTTTTGGAAATAGAAATTCTTTAAAAGTATACGTTGGTGGAGATGGATCTTTAGGCGGAACATTTTTAGGAAGAATATATTCTATAGGATTTTGTACAACAAAAAATACTTTATTAATATCTGACTACTTTAATATTGATGGAGTAGCAATATTTGATGATTTATCTATAAGCGGGGTAACAGAAGAAGAAAATGCAATCGGACTATTTGAACATCTTGCAAGTTATACTTTGTTACCGCTGGAGTCATATGGAACTTACTTCTTGGATATAGGCGTTTCTGGATCTTGGCAAGACTACTTGCCACTATCTTACTTTGGACAATACGTCACAAACGATGTTGGAAATCAATTTTATGATTTAGATTTTTTACAGTTTAATATAGGTTCTCCTTCACCAACAACTTTAATAGAAGATGAGGTTACTTCATCTTGGAATTATCAAGATGTTTATCAAGCATATTTTCAACCAGTTCAAAGAACATACTATGATTTTGATAACCAATTAGTTACTGGATGGAATAATTACGAAGACGCTGAACAACAGGCTACAAAAACATACAGATATGACACTAGTAATTCTGTTATAAAGAGTTATGTAACATTCCAATATATTGAAGATGGAGCAAATCTTATTGATAGTAATTTTACTACTACTCAACCAGTCCTTCGTGATTCAATTATTGACATAAATGAGTATCCAAATTGGGAAACAACAAAGTTTGAAGTTATTAATAATGCTTTAATATATCCAACAAAAACAATTGACTTTAATGATTTAGCAGTAGTTTATCACCTAGAGTTTAATGTTCGTGGAATTCTTAATAGACCAGTATTATTACGTAATTTAGAGTTTGCATCTCAGGCTTTTAATGATAACTCTTTTAATCCAATTGGAACAAGATTTGGCGTAGATCTATTTCCATATAAACGGTCTGGCATTTATTTTGATTATAAATCTAAAAATCCATTTACAATTTATAAAGGAAGTACACCTTATTTATATTTAACTAAAGACTCAGGAATACAGGTTCGTGGAGACATCTTGTCATTAGAAAGTCGTGGTATTTCTTTTCCAGTAAATCAGGCTCTGGCTTCAGATTATTTAGTTAGTGCTGTTCAAATGTGGTTAAGATATTCAGAAGATGAGTTTCCAGCAGTTCCAACTGAGTTATTTGAAATTGTTTATAAGGGAGATACTATAAAGTTCTACTTAACAGCAGATAGCGACACTGGTCTTAGAGCAAGAGTTTTTGCAAAAAATCTATCAGATAATACTACTCTGGATAATGTTATTTATTATTGGAATGGCATTGTAGTTAGAGAGCCAATTCTTACCTCTAAAGAGTGGGGAGTCCTTGGAGTATCCTTTGAGTCAGCCTTAGACTTTGACGAATTCCTTGGCTCTATTAATATTAATGGTCCAGTACTATTTAATAACGTAGCCTATTATCAAGCAAATAATTTACAGCAAATACAAAAAACAATTACAAGACCTTGGATTAGAGTAAAAACAGACGGGGTAACAAATTTTGATTGGGCTTACTATAATAATAACTTTACTTGGAATAGGGCATTAATTATAGGATCATCAGACTTATATGGCGTAAACCCATCAGATGTTTATAAAACATACCTAGGAACTAATAAAATAATATTTGATGATGATAATGGTTTGACCATAGATTCAGATAAAATACAAGTATATCAAGATGTGACTTGGTCAATAAATACCGCTTCAGCCCTATAATATGCTATACTGATGGCTATGGATAATGAGATTCTTAAGAAAGTTGGCAATGTCCGACGCAAAGTAATAGAAAAAGACTACAATTGGGGTCTTTACGTGTACAAAAAGTCAAGCGGAGCATGGTTTACTGACGGTAACGGCAGTGTATTAAACATACCAGCAGAGCGTGGCGATATTACAAAAATTGCAGAACTAAGAAAAGTTGCTATGCACTATGGTGATGATGGTGAAGGTAAGGCAGTATTTGTTCCTGGATTAACTAGAATTAGCGAGGAAGAGCATTCTGAACAATTAGATAGAATGAAGAATGGTTTAATTCCTTCCATGAATGATCATGGTGCTTGGGTAGCAGCACGACAAACCTATGATAAGTATGGTAGCGATGAGTGAAGAATACGTAAGAGTTGGATTAAACACACAAGAAAAAGGCAACAATCCATTTTCTGAGCAAGATCCTTTTAATAAATCTTGGGATACACTAAAAGATTTTACTGGATTAAACCAAAACTTCCGCAGAAAAACTGCAAGGAATGTTACAAAAGCAATGACATATGCAACAAATGAGTATTTAGATTCTGCTAACGCAACACCATCTGGTGTAGACGCAGGTTCAAAACAGATTAATCCTGGAACGGTATATAGAAATGGTTATGGACTATTTGATGTAATTACACCTCCATACAACATGTATGAGTTGGCAAACTTTTACGATACATCATTTGCTAACCATGCCGCTATTGATGCTAAAGTAGAAAACGTTGTTGGTCTTGGTTACCGTTTTGATATTGCAGATAGAACAATGCTAAGGTTTGAAATGAGTGACGATCAAGGAATGGTAGATCGTGCTCGTAATAGAATTGAACGAATGAAACTTGAGTTAAGGGATTGGTTAGAAAACCTTAATGATGACGATTCATTTACTAAAACTATGGAAAAGTTTTATACAGATGTTCAAGCAACTGGCAATGGCTTCTTAGAAATTGGTAGAACCGTAACTGGTGAAATTGGATATGTTGGACATATACCAGCCACAACAGTTCGTGTTCGTCGTTTACACGATGGCTTTGTTCAAATTATTGGAAACTCTGTAGTTTATTTTAGAAACTTTGGGGCTAAAAATCCAAACCCAATGACTAATGATGCACGTCCAAATGAGATTATTCACTATAAAGAATACTCTCCATTAAATACATTTTATGGTATTCCAGACATTGTTGCTGCTATGCCGTCACTTATTGGTGATCAATTAGCCTCACAATATAATATTGACTACTTTGAAAACAAGGCAGTTCCTAGATATATTGTAACGCTTAAGGGTGCAAAATTATCATCTGACGGTGAAGACAAGATGTTTAGATTTTTGCAAACAGGGCTTAAGTCTCAATCACATAGAACTCTTTATATTCCACTTCCTGGAGATACCGAGAATAACAAGGTTGAGTTTAAGATGGAGCCAATTGAAAATGGCATTCAAGAAGGATCATTTAAAGAGTATCGGAAGCAAAATCGTGATGATATCCTAATTGCACATCAAGTTCCAATCTCTAAACTTGGTGGAGCAGATTCTGGCATTGCAGCGGCATTATCGCAAGATCGTACCTTTAAAGAACAAGTATCTCGTCCAGCACAGAAACATCTTGAGAAGGTTGTTAATAAGATTATTCGTGAAAAGACAGATATTCTTGAACTTAAGTTTAATGAGTTAACCCTTACAGATGAAATTGCTCAGTCTCAAATTATTGAGCGGTATGTAAAGACACAGGTTATGACTCCAAACGAGGCTCGTGAAAAGTTAGATCTTCCACAAAGAGCAGATGGAGATGAACCATTTGTAATGTCTCCAAGACAGGCAACCGATACAAGGGCTAATTCGGCAAGGAATCGTCAAAGAGATGCAGAACGAACAAACAACAATTCTGACTCTACCACAACCATCTCTGGTCGTAATCCACAGGGTGAAGGTCGCTCATCTCAATAAATGAGATAAGCATAAAAACATTTGGTATAATGGATAACGATATGTTAATAAATAAGGCTTCTTGGGAAACTAGTGGCGACAGCGTTCGCTTATCAATGCCTATTGGCAAAGTCGATGTAGAACGTCGCATGGTTTCTGGCTTTGCTACTTTAGATAATATTGATAAACAAGGTGACATTGTAACAACAGAGTCAAGCATTCAGGCATTTAAAAATTTTAGAGGCAATCTACGTGAGATGCATCAGCCATCCGCAGTTGGAAAGATTGTGTCATTTAAAGAAGATCGTTATTTTGATCCATCAGTTAAAAAGTTTTACAGTGGAGTATATGTTTCAGCATATGTTTCAAAGGGTGCACAAGATGCATGGGAAAAAGTTTTGGATGGAACATATAAAGGTTTTTCTATCGGCGGTAACATTAAGAATTGGGACGATGCATTTAACGAAGAATTAAACAAGAGCATTCGTATAATTAAAGAATATGATCTATTTGAGTTGTCATTGGTAGATAATCCAGCAAATCAATTTGCAAACATTGTATCTATTGAAAAAGTAGATGGTAAAAATGTTGTTGGTGGATATCTTTCAAAGGCAGAAATTGAAAATGTATTCTGGGATTCAGAAACAGGAATTGTTATGGTTTCAGAGTCTGAAAACGAAACAAGCCCTACATCAGGAAAAGCAATGCAAAATATTGGCTTTATTGAAAAGGGAGATAGAGATAATATAGAAACACTAAAGTTCTTAGTTGATAGTGCTAAAGGCATTAGTACAATTAAGATTACAAAGGAGGTTAGTCCTATGACTGAAACAACAGAAGCAGTGGTTGACGCTGCAGTTGAAGAAGTACAGGTCGCTCCAGAGGCACAGCCAGTAGCAGTTGAAGAAACTGTTGCAGTCGCTGAAGAAGCACCAGCAGTTGAAGAACTTGCTCTTGCTAAATCTAGCGATGGTGGTGCAGATTCTTCCGTTGAAAAAACAGAAGAGGGAGAAGTTGTTGCAACTGAAACTGTTGTAGCAAAGTCTGATGAAGTAATTGTTGAGGCAGTTACAGAAATCAAGAATTCTCTTACAAATGCCTTTGGCGATTTAGCAACAACCGTTAAGTCTCTTCATGAGCAAATTGTTGCATTGAGTAAATCTCTTAACACCGTATCAGATGAGGTTAATGCCGTATCTGATGAGGTAAAAAATGTTAAGGGAGTTTTTAATGAGTTTGGTAAGCGAGTAGATGCCGTAGAGCACGACACCGCTTTCCGCAAGTCTGGCGATCTAGGCGAGATCGTGCAGTTTGAACCGTCAAAAGTTCAGAAATCCCTATGGGGCGGTCGTTTCCTCACATCAACCGACCTATTTAACTAAAGTATAAAATCACTAGGAGGTGAAAATAATGTCGGAACAAAATAAAGACCTAGAAAAAAACTATCCAGGTGCTAGCGCAGGCGCTGAAATTAACTCAGCAGGCTCATTCGTATCTGGTGGTGTTGGTAGTGCAACAGGTTTAGACTCTGCAGGATCATCTGTAGGATCACAACTTGGCAATACTGCAACTGCAGCATTCGGTTCAACAACTGGAGCAAATGCAGTAAACCCAACTGGTGTAGCAGGTGGTATTCTAGCACCAGAGCAGGCTCGTCGCTTCATCGACTATGTGTGGGATGCAACAGTTCTCGCTAAAGATGGTCGTAGAGTTACAATGCGTGCTAACACAATGGAAATCGAAAAGGTTAACGTTGGAGAGCGTGTTATCCGTGCAGCCGCACAAGGCGCACCAGATTACACAAACATTGGTGCAACATTTACTAAGGTTGAACTAACTACCAAGAAGATTCGTCTTGATTGGGAAGTATCAACTGAAGCACTAGAAGACAATATTGAAGGTGGAGCACTTGAGGATCATTTAGTTCGCTTAATGACCAATGCATTTGCTAACGATATTGAAGACCTTGCTATTAATGGTCTAGGAACAGGCGCAGATGCCTTCCTTTCCATCATGGCTGGATTCGTAAAGCAAACTCGTGGAACAGTAGGAAATGCTGCTCACGAATATGCTGCAACAGTTTCAGACAACAACTACACTACATCAGTAATGCAAGGCTTGCTATTAGCAATGCCTCGTAAGTATCGTGCACTTAAGAGCAATCTTAAGTTCTACGCAGGTACTGATGCTTTTGCTGGTATTGTCCGTAACAACGGTACACTTGCAGACGCTATTTCTTCAGCATTCGCTGACAGAGTTGGTAGCACACAAGCAAACCGTCAAGAATTCCTTGATGGTGGAGCACAGACACTAGGTAACTCACGTACAACTCGTGTACTTGGTGTAGATGTTCTAGAAGTTCCTTACTACCCTGCAGGTTATGTCGATTTGACATTCCCTCAGAACCGTGTATGGGGTTTCCAGAGAGACATCACTGTAAACCGTGAATACAAGCCAAAGAAAGATACAATTGAGTACACAGTATTTGTACGCTTTGGTATCCAATGGGAAGAACTAGATGCAGTCGCTTATGTTGACTCAGATAGCGCTGATTCCTAAGATCTAAAAGATCAAATATTAGGGCGGGTAGCGTAAAAAACTACCCGCCTTATTCTTATTCTGGTATAATTACAAATAAGCATAGGAGAATTATGAATTTAACAATGGAAGAATTATCAACTAAAACCGTAATGGCGTTAAAGGCATATGCAAAGAAAAATAACATTGAACTATTTGAAGCAAATACTAAACTTGAAATCTTAGAAATTTTGGCTAGTTGGATTCCACCAAAAGAAATAGAAGAACAGGTTCAAGAAGCAGGCAAGACAAAAAGTATGATTAATAAAATAGCACTATACTCAGAAAGAAACCTACATATGGATAACCTAGGTGCCCTAAAAGTAGGATACAACATAGTTTCAAAGGAGGCATCCGAAAAATGGTTAACCCACAGGTTGGTAAGAATTGCACCACCTGAAGAGGTAGCATCATATTACGGTAAATAAAAATGCAAATATTACGTCTTCCACCATACCCACTTTCTGTAACTTATACAGTTCCAGATGCTAACGCAGACTATATACTAGTTATTGAAAACGTTGCAGAGTTAACAGAAATTGAAGAGTCTGTATCTTCTAACGCTAGCAAACAAATAACTTATTCTTTAGGTGATGACTTTGTTAAGTATGATAAGTCATACGCATTAACTATTTATGAAGATGGTGGGTCTTCAGGAGAAACACTTGTTCGTGGAGATGTTGTTGTACAGGATAATTTAGAAATTATGAGACCATATGTAGATCCAACATCATTGGCTACATCTGGCACTGCAAGCGATATTGCCCTTTATACTGGGTATGAAGGTTTGGCAAGAGCCATTATTGATGCAGTAACTGGTGGATTTTATTACGATAGAACTTATTTAGAGGTAGTTGGACAAGGCAACGATTATTTACCGCTTTGGAAACAAACTCATAAAATTTTAAAAGTATATGAAAATGCACAACTAGTTTATGATATAGACAACATAGATGGACCAGAGTTAGTAGAATATACATTTTTAATTACTAAAGATAAAACAGCAATTACAAAAGATCCTTTAGAATCTGTTGATGCTGTAAATCGTGCAGAAAGAAGATATGCTCGTATTCCATTAGGAGTATCAGACTCTATTAGTATGTTTGATACAGAGGATAGCGGAAACACACAGACCGTTGTTCCTGGAGTTGCATTTTCTGAAGGAGCAGACTATATTTTGTTATTAGAGACTGGATATAAAGTTGTTCCTTACGATATTCAAGACGCAACATTAATGTTAATTGATGATATTAAGTGCGGAAGATTAGACTATTATAAGAGATATGTTAAAAATTATAGCACTGATCAGTTTAAAATTGAATATGATAAACGTTTATTAGATGGTACTGGAAATATATTAGTAGATAAAATATTAGATAAATATACAGAAACGATTATCCGTCCAGGAGTATTATAATGGAGTGCTGTGCAGAAACAGACTTCCTTTATCCAATGAAGGCTGATTTATATTACCCGATTATAACTCAAACACAATATGGACAAGCAACTAGAGAATGGTTTTATGATAGGACCATTATTTGCAATGCTACCTCTGTAGGGGGAGCGGGTACTGAACAAATTAAGCCAGAAGCATTTTTACAACATGAAAACAAATTAATAGCAAGAACAAAAGCAGATCCTAGAACATCCTCAAACCAAACAGATAATGCAATTACTAATATTTTAGTTACAAATATTCGTAACGCTAATGATGAGGTTATATATAGAGAAACAGCAGGACCAAGATCTGGACGTGGAACTATTTATGAAGTAGCAACAGTGGATCCATTTACTGGACCATTTGGCTCAGTTGAGTATTTTAAAATATTATTACGTAGGACAGAAAATCAAACAATAACAGACTAATGATACTTACAACAAATACTAAAAGTTTTGATAAACAAATGAATAATATTGTTGAATATGCTTTTGGATTTTTAGAAGGTGCTCAAAAGGGCAAAACTATTTTTTTAAAAAATTTAGGTGCAGGAGCAATAGAGGCAATGGCTAGATATGTAGATGTTTCAGCAAAAGGAAATCCAGCAGCACTTCAACATGTTTATGAATGGTATCAAGTTGGTAGCCCTAGTGCAAGATTATTTAATATCAACTATACAGTTAGTAACTTAGGACTAAGTATTAATTCAAATTTTAAACAATCAAAAACTGTTAAAAAAGATTCTAATGTGCCATTTTACAATAAAGCAAAAATTATGGAAGATGGTATTCCAGTTACAATTAAACCTACCAAATCTCCAGTACTTGTATTTAGTGAGGGTGGAGAAACTGTGTTTACTAAAAAGTCAATAACCATTTCTAATCCTGGAGGAAGTCAGGCTAGAGGATCATTTGAAAAAGTTATGGACGAGTTTATTTTAAAATATTTTAAACAATCATTTTTACGGGCTAGTGGAATATATGACTATATTAAAAAACCAACGATATTTAAGAAAAATATTAAGGTTGGCTCCAGAATGGGTAAATCTAAGGGCATAGATACTGGTTTTAAATGGATTATTAATGCAAAGATTAGTGTAGAATAGTATTATGGTACTAAATATATTAAATGAAACTGGTTTTCCACCAACATTTGTTAATGCTTTTGTTAATAATGAGTTAAAACAATTTGGTCTAATGCCTGATGGACCAGAGCCATTTCAACCCTTTTTTCCAGCACAGGTTCCTGACAGCGTAGAAGGTATCTATAACGATATTCCTTTTATTAGAAACAATCCAGATACAACAGTTATTATATTTGATAGATTAATTAGGTTTAGACCAACAACATTTTATAGACATAAAAGGGAGCAACTGATATATTTTATTTATAGTCCAAACCTCTCTAAACTACTTGATACTACTAGGGTCATTATTGAATGTTTAGACAGAGAAGATGCTGCTGCCCAAGACCTAAACCTATGGATATCTCAAAACGACATTCTTGATGAAAACGGAGATGCCATTACTAAAAATGTATTTTTTCACAATATAAAGGTTTATCAAGCGGACGAAAGCAGGGATATCTTAGAACTAGCCTCTGCTAGAACCCTAGGGCTTAATAAACTTATAATAGAGTATGACTATCATACAAGCGGGGCATCCCAAAGGTATACATAAAACAGTGTTATAATTAACATGAGGAAACAAACGCCAAACAACTTAATATCTATTTCTATAGAAAGAGGTGAATAAATGGCATATAGTCGTGGAACATCGACCAACATCATCGTTGGTGCTGCTGCACTTTTTATTGCAGACACAACCTTGACTCCAGGAACACTGGAGGCGTTTAGCACTGAAGAATCATTCAAGGAAACCCTTGCTGATGATGCAGGTTATACAAACGTAGGTTACACAATGAATGGTCTTGAATTACAGTTCCAACCAGATTTCGGTGAAGTACAGGTTGACCAAATTCTTGACGTTGCTAAACTTTACAAGCAAGGTATGCAGGTAAATCTTGCAACTGCTTTTGCTGAGGCTACCCTTGAGAATCTTCTTTTGGCTCTAGCATTTAACTCAGACGAACTATCTGGATCAAAGTCATCTTCTGCAGGACAGGTTTTAAACCTATCAGGTGGAGATATCGGCGAATGTCCAGTAGAGCGTGGAATTGTTGCAGTAGGACCTGGTACAGGTGACTGCGTAGACTCTCCATTCGTGGAACGTGTTTACACAGCATATCGTGCTTTGTCAATCGAAAACGTAACAGTTTCAGCAAAGCGTGATGAGGCTTCAATGTTTGAAGTATCATTCCGTTTGCTACCAGAAGATACTTCAGGCTCATACGGTAAGATCGTTGATCGTACCTTCGGAGATCTATTATCTTAATAGTTTAACTATTCTACATAGCCCATATCTTCGGATGTGGGCTTTGTTGTTTTATGATAGAATAGATTTTATATGGCAACTACAATATATAAAAGTAAAATAGTATACTTATTTGATGGTACAGAGTTAGAAATAACACCATTAAAAATAAAATATCTTCGTGAATTTATGATGCTTTTTAATGATATTAAAAATGCTAAAAATGATGATGAAGCCGTTCAAACATTAGTTAAGTGTGTAAGAATATGTATGAAACAATATTACCCAAAAATATCTGGTAGTGTAGAAGAAGTAGAAGACAATATAGACATGCCAACAATTTATGATATTTTAGATATTGCTGCTGGAATACGAATTAATAAAAAATCACAGGAACCAGTAAAGGATCAAGCAATAGACAGCGGACAAACCTGGGAAGATCTTGACTTAGCCAAATTAGAATCTGAGGTATTTTTACTGGGTATATGGAAAGACTATCAAGAGTTAGAGACTTCCCTATCAATGCCAGAATTAATGGCAACCTTAGAAGTAAGTAGAGAGTTAGACTATACAGAAAAGAAATTTTTGGCTGCAATTCAGGGTGTAGATTTGGATGGGGAAACAAATAAAAACAAAGGTCAAAAAGAATGGGAAGATATGAAAGCCAGAGTATTTAGTAAAGGTAAAACAAAAGATAGTAACGATGTACTAGCCCTACAAGGTATTAATGCACAGAAAGCAGGGTTTGGTATAGGAATGGGTTTGGATTACGAAGATCTAACAAAATAGCCTCCTTATGCTATAATTGACATAACCTATAGGAGGAAATAATGGCGACAACCACGCATGAGACTGAACAAGTCACTCTCATTGATGGAACAAAAATAACAGTTCGCCCGCTAAAAATCTCTCTTCTTCGTCCATTTATGAAGAAGTTTGAAGGGGTGGCTAAGGTTGCAGAAGATAATGAGAAATCAATGACTCTTCTGATTGAATGTGTACAAATTGCTATGGAGCAATATAAGCCAGAATTGGCTGGAGACATTCAAAAATTAGAGGATCTTTTAGATCTTCCAACTGTGTATAAAATTGTTGAAGCAGCATCTGGCATTAATCTGTCATCTGTTACAGACATTCTTAAAACACAAGAATAATTACATATTAAAGAAGGTGTGATACATGGCTGATGTTAATGCTAATATTGGCGTAAATATAGATACGTCGCAAGCATTAGCACAACTAAAGGCTTTACAGAGACAAATATCTCAATTTCACTCTTCTATTGCTAGATCAAGTGAGTCTGCAGCAATTGCTCAGAGGTCTCTGCAGAAAAACCTAATTGGTAGTATAAACTCCATTGGTGCTTTTTCTGCAGAACTTCGCACTGTTAGAACAAGCGCAGAAACATTTACAAACTCTTTAGAAAAAAATAAGTTTTCAATGCGGGAATACTTCCGCTATGCTGGAGCATCTACAAAAACATTTGGTAGATTATTTAAAACAGAATTTGACACAATTGGCAAGGTAGCCGAAGAACGTGTAAAAACATTACAAACCCAATATATTAAAATGGGTCGTAATGCTAGTGGGGCAATGGAAGCAATTGCTATTAGACCTACTAGCCTTAATATGCAAGATCTTGGTACAAAAACAGCATTAGCCGCACAAAAACAAGCACTGTTTAACCAATTGATGAAACAGGGCACAACCAACCTATTAAACTTTGGTAAAAATACACAATGGGCTGGTCGCCAATTAATGGTCGGCTTTACAATACCACTTTCTATTGTAGGCAGTGCGGCTACAAAAACATTTATGGAAATGGAAGCC